TCTGATTTCCTCACGCTTCTCTGGACTAGCTGGACGTTTTAGTACTTCAACTTCCTCGTCGTTCTCGGGGTCATTGCCTTCTGCCACGTTGAAATTGGAAGCCAAGAAGAATTTATGACCACCTGTGACTGCTTTATACAGAGCCTTGTCGCTGTTATCTGCCCCCGTACCGTGGAATAGGAACTCCTCGAATTCACCTGTGTCAGGATCAATCAATCGTCCACGGAACTTCGCTTCAATAAGGTGCATTTTGTCGCTAATCGTTCCGTGAAAGATGGTGTCCAGTGTTTCCATTTTCCAGAGCAAACCCGCTTCTTGTAGGGCGTGCTCGAAGTTCTTCTTGTACTGCGCTTCCGTAATGTATTTGTACCGTTGGTGCAGGTTAGTGCCGTCCTTCTCCCACTGGAAACTCGCCATAATTTCTCGGAGCTTCGCCCACTTTTTCAAAAACGCCTTTCTCTCCTTACTGATTCCCGCCATCGCTTCGTACATCACAATACCTCCTCCAGTAGAGCTTCTAGCTCCCTTTTTATTTGATTAACCTTGCGGCGGTTCACCCGTTTGGGTTTTATACCCAAGTAATCGTCAATCATTTTCTTAGCTTTTTGAATGTAGTGGTCTTTGTCCACTGCTTCGATTGTTAATTCGTTCTTGTTGTCAATGATACAGTTTGCAGGCAGTCCCCCAATCTTACTAGGTCTCCCTGTTTCAGCGTGCACTTTGTAAAGAGTCCCCATACGCCAGTCCTTTGTAGCGTAAACTCGGTTCACCTTCTGAACTTGGATTTTCTTACCATTCACAATGTGGTAAACATGGCTGTACTTCCCCCCTGCCTTTGCTATATACTGAAATTCGTGGATATTGTCGCAGGCTAGGATTGTTTCCTCCACGGGTTTGTCTTTCACGAAGCAGTCGATGATCGCTTTCTTGACTATGACGTAGTCGTTGTTTACGTTCCACGCCCCCGCTGGGGCGATTCCGTAGGTGACGTAGCCTCCTTTCGTTTTGACTCGACCGTCGAGCAGGACCATGATGTAGTTGTTCACGTTAGCCTGTACTACCTTCCTAACCTTCTCCTCCTCCAAAGTGAAACCCGTCCGCTCCTCCCATTCCCTGTTGACTGCGTGGATTTTGGGCAATTCCGAGTCGTCCACAGATATGAGAACACCGTCCGTATTGGTCTGAATGATTTTTACCGTATCGCAAGCTTCTAGGTAGCCATATGCTAGGTCGAGCAGAAATAGTTGCCCCGACACGCACACGCTGCGTCCCATTAAAGGGTCATAGAGGTCGTTATATTTATTTAGAGAAGCTCCGTAGGCTGTGTTGATTACCAACTTCAAAGTGTCCGAGGTATGTTTATCCCCTTCTTCTTTGGCCTTTAGCCTCCGGCTCAATACGTCAGCGAACGTTTCGGGGGACGGGATATTACGTGATGTGTAACCGTAAAGAACCATCAGGTGGGGGTAATATGAAACCACGTCGTAGTTGCGAATTACTCTCACAATTCTTCACTCACCTCCACGTAATTCGGTAAAGCGGCGTGCAATCCACCGTATCCTACGACACAAGTCATATTCTGTAGCTGAAACTCCAGCTTACTCTTGAATACATCGTCGTCGCTTAACTCAGGATCGTGCATACGGTCGAAAAACTCAAACACTTCTTTGGGTATTCTGTCACGATTCAAATTGTCTGGGTACTTGTAATTTCGTTCGTCGGATCTTGGAACCTGTTTAGCGTCCAAGAACATCGCAGTCATTTTGGCGTTGGTGTAATAGAGTGCCTGGGCATCCGGTATTCCTTTCATCCGTCCCAGCGAGAGTTTAGTTTGTAGGTATGACTTTCGCAGTTTGACCAGTTCCACTACCATGTCTACGTCGTACTTACAATATGCAATCACTTCGTCAAGTTCCTGTTTTGTGAGCGGGCGGTCAATGTCGAATGGTACAGTCGATTCTTCGATATTCATACCCAAGTGACCCTCTATCGCTTTAAGACTCATGCCTATTTGCATATCGTCGCTGATATCAGCCACATTGAACCACGCTTTGTTCTCCTGAAGAAACCAATGTTCCCAACCCGCGCCCCCGTCAATGATAAAGTCGTTGATCTCTTTCACCATGCGGTTGTCGGCTCCACAAAGTACAGCTTGTAGGATGAATCTGTCGTAGGATTTCGAGTTAAAGCCTATAAAGAGCTTATCCTCCGTGACGAACTGTTTAACTGCGTAGCTGTCGTTGTGGAACACGATGAACTCATTATCCGCTATGTCTTTGAATACCACCAGCCAATCGTAGGCAAACACCTCAAAGTCGAAAGCGTAGAGTTTCATTTTTTCTTCCCTCCAGAATAGCTTCTGGTGAAGTTTGTCATATACTCTGTAAAGAGCCTTTCACTAAAGTCCTCGTACTTTGCTAAGGCTTTATAAATATCCTCCTCCACCGAGTTCTCGGTAATGAAGTGAATGTAACTACATTTTTGAGTTTGACCCATCCGATGAATTCTGTCCCGAGATTGTTCTAGAGTTGTACTACTAAGGGTTGGCTCATAGTAGATAATCGTGTCTGCCGCAAATAGATCGATCCCTTGTGCTCCACTCTGGTACTGGCAAATAATAACCCTGATTGATTCGTCTGATTGGAACTGTTTCCAAACGTCTTTGTTCTTTTGTTCACCGTCTAAGATAACGTGTTTGAGCTTTAATTTCTCTAAGAGCTTCGATATACTTCGTATCGAGTACTTGTACTCGCAGAATATAACTAATTTCTTCTCCCAGCCGTCTAAGAAGTCCTCTAGCACTTTCAATTTCTCCGACTTTAATTCCACAATTTGCCCATCTTCCAAGGTTAAAAACCCGCTACACACTTGTCTCAACTTGGTCAGTCGAGCAAGTGGGTTCTCCAAGAGTAGGTCGTAATCGAGGGAGGCCCCGTCTTTATGCAACTCTCGGTAGAGCTTCTTCTCCTTCAATTCAATATCGTAGATCTCGTCTGGTAGCTTATCCGGTAAATCGAGCGCTTCTTCCTTCGTAACCCTGTGGCAATACATGTCCATAATCTCTTGGAACTCATCTACATTAATGTAACGATAGGGTTTCCAATATTGGTCGAGTATGCAGTATTTATCGGTGAATTGTTTCCATGTACCGAATAGTTCCGAAGCAACTCTGCCCCGTACAAGTTTGGGATACAAGAACGCATACTGCGACCATAAATCTTCGAGTCTGCCGTTTCCGATAGGTGTACCTGTCAAGATGTAGCGATACTTCGCTTTAAGAGCCAACTTCAAAATAAAACTAGTCTGCTTAGCTGTTCGATTCTTGATCTTGTGGCTTTCATCTAGGATAATACAGTCCCACACCCGGTCGTAACCTTTACCCTTTCGCCATACCGATTCGTAGTTGATCACATGGAGTACTTCTTTCAGTACCGCCTGTTCGGCAGGTGGGAATTTCACAATATCCCTTGTCCATGCGCCCATTGCTGCCTTTGGTGCTATCACAAGTGCTGATTCTATTTCTCCAGCGAGTGCTAATTTTGCGATATGGGTGAGAGCGACCAGAGTTTTCCCTAAGCCCTGCTCGTGAAACAAGGCGAACCCTTCATATAGTCTCAAATATTCCAGGGCCACCTTTTGGTGGTCGTAGAGTTTAATCATTTCCTTTTTCTTCTCTCCATATTAGAACCCCTCCGTGGCTTCTTCAAAACAGCGTTCATCACAATAGGGGGTGTCCCATTTACCCCAATAAGCATCGTCTGGATCGATCCATTCCCCACAATTCGCACAAACTACATATCTAGGTTCAGTTGGTGGTTCTAAATACTTATCGTAATCATCGTTCATCCATCGAGGCTTCATTTTCCTCACTCTCCTTAGCGAGTCTAATAATTTGCCCGATTACTTCATTACGACTATTCTTTGTTTCTTGAACCTTTCTCATGACCCATTCTAATAAGTCATGATCCAAGTCCAAGGTTATCCTGGCTTTAGGTAATTTCATAGTATCCCTCCTTTCGTCTCTTATTATACATGACCGCCTGCAGGCAGTCAAGCATAATTTTCAACGTTTGAGTATAAAATAGTAGGTTACACCAAAACCCCAGTTAGAGGGCTTGTAACCAACGCATTCAGAGGCGATTTAAGGGGTGGATCTTTCGAGGGTAGGGTGATCCTATGGGTAAACGGAAAAAAGAACCCCTCACGCCATGTGAGGGGCCTTTCCATAATTTGGATTACAAGATCACGTTGACTTTTCGCTCGGTTCCTGATAGAACTATTTTCGGTGTCATTAAAACAACGGGTCTCATACTCTTAGTGATGGGATACATGCCCCGCTTCTGGTAACTGCCAGTATTGACATAGTATCTAACCCTTTCGTGAACTTTATTGTTCCTTAAGTCAGGTACATAGTAACAGTCGGGAAACACCAAAGGCCTGTGAGTGTGTCCGATACAGTACACATCGGCTAATACAATGTCGCCTAGTTTATGGAGAGCGTTCGCCACCGCTCCCATAGTTCGACCGCCTGAACTACCGTGTGTGCAATACACGATATAAGGGTATGGTTTCCCGTTAGGTCTAGCTCCCACAGAGATTTTGAATAATCCCTCACCTTCGAGATATGGCACGCCGAGCCATTCTGCTATATCTAAAATCGGGGTAGCGTCCTCTTGGGTTCTAAGTTCGTCATGGTTTCCCCCGATCATACCAAGTATTTTCTCGGCTATGGGTTCTAAGTATTGGCGCATGATTCGTTTTTGTTTACTCGGGGGATACTTTTGCTTATAAACATCACCCTTGGAACCCCTTAGATCGTTCTGCAAGAGATCACCGTTTAGGATAACTCTCGCCAGAGGATCTTCTTTAATCACTTGTAGGTCGTGTTGAAACAATTCCTCGTCGCAGTCTACGCTTCCCAAATGCACGTCACCGATGACGTAGAGGTTCATGTGCGAAGCGTCAAGAGGTTCACAGGTCAATAGTTTTATTCTATCACCTCCCTGTATATGAACCGCCGTTGCTGCGGCGGGATATACTCGATCACCTCCTTTCTATAGTAGAACAGGTTCAATGCTTCGTTTGTAAGAATACATTGTGGTGATCTTCACCTCCATGTTAGAAAGGTGGGTGGGAGGTTTCTTTACACCTTTTATCCTCGCCCGTGGGGCTAAGGTGGCTTGCCCCGGCTTAAATTATTTGTAATGGTAGGCTCCCAATCGTCCCACCGCTTACCATCAATATAAAGTGGGGGCAGAGGATCGGTTCTCATCCGCTCTAATAATTTTTTATCGGATTCCGCCCATTGTAGCTCGCTCCGCACAAGGGCTAGTCCGTACCTATAATATTGTTCGGGTGTCCAATCCCTGCCCCCAAACTCGAATTTCTGGTCGTTTAACCCTCGGAGGATTCGCCTCCATGTTCGAAAAAACCCGTCTTATTGAGCCAGAATACTACTGCATCAATCAGTAGTTCCAAAATCGGGTCGATGAATCTTTGAAGCCATTCGGGGAATTTCAGCCCTACTTTATCAAGTTGTGCTTTCAGTTGTGCGAGCACGGCTTTTTTCTTTTCTTCACCTGGTATCTCCTCTGCTTCAAACAGTAAGGCGAGTGGCACAATGAACCCAGCCGCTGTCACCAAGGCGTTCAACACTTTAAAAAAACTCATATTTTAACCTCCTTATTTTGTTAAATCGAACCTCTCATTTGGGTCATAATCGTGACCTGTAACCATCATCTTGACTAACCTTCTACTGCGATTTCCCACCTCCCAATACCATTTGGAATCTTTCATTTCCTTGGCGGCTTGTTCGTAGTCACCTCGGGCCAGGGCGGCAATCATTTTCCTGAACCCGCGGAACCCACCCGGACCCAGGTTGAACCGCATATCGAGGACAACCTTCCGGCGCACCGGGTCTAGGCGGTCGAACCAATCGAACTGCTTCAGATCCTGCTCGCAGTCCTCAATGTCGTGGGCAAGTAACACTAGGGCTTCTTCTTTTGTGATCCCACGCCACTTTAAGAGGCCGATTACCTGTTGAGGAGTTAGCCCACTGCACCCCAAAATGTACTGCTGTTCACCCCCGCTCAAAGACTTGGTTTCAAGGTTACGCCCCACTCCGATAGTCCAGTACCCTGCTGGGCACCGATACACCTTCAACTTCAAGCCCTCGTGCAATATTAGTTGGTCCTCCAAGGTGTGTTCGACCATCACTCATCACCTCCAACCCTGTTAGTCCGCAACCCTCACAGCCACAAGTGTAGCACACAAAACATCTTCCATTTGTTACAACCTCGCTCCCACAGTCAGGACAACAATAACTCACCTATTCCTGCCTCCGTTCAAGTTGTACTCTCTTAACACTCCGTCATAATCTATTCCACTTTGTTTAGCGGTAATGATGGTCAACACCTTAACTGTGTCGTTGAGCCTGTTAATCGTAGGTTCCAGCCGCATCAGCACATACACCGCCACAAAGGTTGGAAACCCCACTTGTCCAATAAAATGCGTAATAGCTTCAATTATTTCTTCCATCCTTACCCTCCTAGCACGAGCTTGTTCTGCTTAAAAATCATAGCGTAAGCTCACGGTTAAACCCGCTCTATCCGCTGACCAGTCCTGATCCGATTGAGCGAACCAGTGATCGCACCAACTTGTCACCCGTAGAGAGAAGTTCTCGTAACGTACCTCAGCGTAGACCTCATAGTCTAACCTGTAAGGAACCCAAGCTGGAATAAAATGTTTGAAACCATACTCCGGCGCATACGTAGCCATTGATGTACCTACAAGCCACCAGTCTGTGAGGTGTTTGTCTACATTTAATGTCCATACCCAATCCTTGTTCATAGTATCGTAGTCCACGGCAACAAAACCTTTAATTTCGGCATGTGCTGGGATGGCAAGTGCTAATAGAATCAACAATGAAATAGTCAATTTACGCATAATATCACTCCTCAAAAGGTAGGTTTACAGTTTCATGATGTACGCTAAGGCGTAATAAGGTGGTCTATTTTCGTGAGGTTGACCGCTACCAGTATAGGCGGTGTAACCCGAAATCGTGTGGGTGTGGTCACCAGCGTCAGAAGTGACTCTGTCCTCAGTTACGACAACGCGCACCAACGCCTCTTCCTCGCTGCCTGTGCGTATGTTGTTTATCTGTGGCCTCGCGTACATATGCCTATGCAATCCTGCAGTATCGGCAGTCAGCGTTCCCGATCCATGATCGTGACGTGGTATTTGGTTTGTGGTCAGAGTAACGGTGTCTGCCCCGCCCGTGTCCCCCACGTTATAGCTTCCGCCCGCACCTACAATGAATCTATCCCGAAGATCCGGAGTTCCGTTTCGACCGTCGCACAACGCCCATCCTACAGGTATATCGTTTATCGAACCGCTCCACATGATTATCGCACCGGGTGGGAGTAGATGATTCTCCATATGTTGCAATAACGCCCTATTGATAGGGGTTCCCGGTTCTGATATGTGTGTCGGATCAGGAATCAACCTTATTCGATTGTTTCCCAAATCTTCGACGATAAAAATGTCGTCACCTACGGCGACCCTGTCTTTGATTTCTCTTGGAGCGTAAGCCATTCTGAATCTCCCCCTTCATTATAAATCGCCAACCCTTCCCAACTTTCTCCCTCAATATCTCCCCATGTTAAACCTTCTAGTATAATCTACGTGACACCACCAGCGTGCATTGGTAATCTGAAATATTCCCCGCATCTAAATGTCCCACTTCGTCTAAACGCCCCTTCCATACCCAGTAGCATTTCTCTAAACAACAGCAAGCTTTGCTCAATAGCGTTTATGTCTGAAAAGCTCACCATCGTTTGAGGTAAAGAAGGCATACCTGGAGGTTCGTAGTATTTATCCCGAATCTCCTTGATGTTATTTATAATTCGATTCACATCTGCGGCGTTAGGTAAACTCTCGTCCGTCCAGTCTACTTTCGTGGTCAGATTTATCCGGTATCCCTGTCTTTGAAGAAGCTGTGCAATATACCTTGTATTGGATTCGATTCGGTTCAAGTCCGTTGCATTCAAACATCCTTTAAGTTCTGTCACAGTCGGAGTCTGACCGTTTGCGACTTGGGTTCTCCACGCCTCAATCTGTGCTAAAGCATCCTGCACATCGCGTAGTGTTCTATCAATTACTGGAACTATCCATGTCAATCTAAGTCCCTCCCCCTACCCGTACCTTTGAAAGCTCCGTTGTAAGTTATTGTAAACTCGGTAACTCGAAGGGGTGAAATTCCAAATTTATTTTCAACCATTATCTTGTCTAAAGCGTCAAGTCGAGGATCGGCTCTCCAGTCAAGTGATACGATTCTACGATTCGTGAGATACTCCTTCACCCAGTTGCCCACAGCAGTCGCTCTACTTTGACTTGTTATGAGTTTATTTTTGACACTCTGCATTTCCCCTTGTTCACCCGCTAACACTGTGACAATCGCTTCAGAAGTTTTAAGTTCCTTACCAACTATGGTAATCTCCACAACTCCACTCGCTGTAATCTCCAACTCACATGCGTTCGTATAATATGTCGCACTGACGAGTGTTCCTCCTTCAACTGTCGCCACGGCCTCGACAGCAGGGTTGGAGTATGTTATTTGAATCGTTTCCGTCCCACTAACGCTCAACTCACCTTTATATATCTCTTTTACTTCAGCGTCCACTACGAAAGAATAGTAGGACACGTCCACTTGTTTTAAGGGTTTAGTGAGTGCTACTTCGGGTCGTTTATAACTATTGAAATTGTCTACCCTATAATCCGTCATGGAAGTGGGGGCAGGTTCGATCCGTAAGAATCCTTCTCTATCCACGTACATCACACACTCTGCGGCATTTGCAATCATCTGCAAACATTCAGAATGTCTTACCAAAGGGAGAGGGGCGACAGTATATATGTCGTCTAGCGACTCGTGGAGTTTCCACGGGGGTAGCCCGTCTTCTCGTTCGGGTAATCCAGCGTCGAGTAGCACTTCTTCAGCTAAGGCTTTTAAACTTATACCACTCGGTCTATAGACACCTTTCATGAAGATCCCATTCATGAACTCGAGTATATCTCTAGCCTCAAAGTTGGCATAAAGTCCGTTCTGCGGAGCGTCCCACCCTGATAGATAGAACGTTCCGCCTGGTATCCATTCTATTCTTTCTTCGCCGTAAAGCACCAACCTTTCCCAACTTTCCTCCTCAATATCTCCCCATGTTAAATCTTCTAGCATAAACCATCTTACATCACTTCGGGTTCTGTACCCATATCTAACTTGGATTTCCTGTCGTTCCATCAAATATTTACTAATCCCCGCTTGATTATACGGGTTGTAACTGTCGTCCACGTTATTAACGCTAAACTTCAAACTCATCTTAGGCATCTTTGCACTAAGTGGATCAACCTCTTGAGTGTGAGTGAACGTTCCAAACAAGTCCTCTTTCCCGTAGGTGACACTTAGACCTAAGTGGATTCTAGCAATTCTAGCCCTTCTGCGAGGCGAACTCCATTTTAAAATCTCCACAACGATCTTATCGTACTCGTCTATATCCATCTCCACAACCGTGCGGATCGTGTTGTTGCCAGTTATAGTTTTCTCTATACTCTTTATGCCTTCTTTGTAAACCGTGATTTTGAAATCCACGGCATAATCTCCGTGCGCCATGTCCCATATTATAATTAGCCCGGGTAGATACGAGTTAAACACTCTGGGGAACGTCAACTCCACCACAGGGTTTGACGGGAATGTGCAGTCACTATTACTCAACATGTTCCCTACATACGAAGTATCTATGAAGTTTGTAGTGGGTAAAATCTTCTTAGAACCGTCCAATACCCATAAATTTCGTTCGAGTGTGGCATATGGGGTGATACTCCTAATACTCCTACTTACAACTTGGTCGAGATGGGCGAAGGGGGCTAGATCCGTGGCGACTGGTACGACACTTTCTATCGCTTCGGGGTCGGTTAAACCTAACTGTATCTCGATAAAACTCTCATTAACTAATGTTTTTTGCTGGTTTTCCTTCCAGCCCGCACTTACTGATTGCACCCCCTCACCTCCTTTACGCTTCGATTAAAGATAACTTACAGTTTGTCCACCCTAAGATCTCCCCAGTTGTCGGATCTCTACGCCACATACCTGCGCTTCGATCACTTACATACATTCGACGGGTAATCCAGTCGCCGGAAGTCTGGTCATAGAAGGTTACATCATTGATGAAGCTCCCTCCGTGCTTGCCCGAGAACTTCTTGTTAATTGTCGCCCATTGCTGTGCGGTCAAGTAGTTCCACGTTAGCTCTACTTTCGCCACGTCCTCACGTACAACCGAAGCAATTAGTTCACCTCGTACGTTACGCCCTGAGTCAACAAGAGTTGCTGTATTTCCACTGTAGGTGGAGGGTTCTGGGAGATCCAGACCCGCCACCCTTACCAACGCCTTAAACGCCAACTAGAACACCTCCCGGCATTAAGTCAAGTCCTCTATTTCTTTGTTCGGTTTCAACCGCGCGAGTGATGTCCTTGCCATCGAGGTACACTCTAACCTCCGTTACGCCACGACTTTGTTGTTGACTACTCATAGCCGCGACCACCGCTTGGTAAACCCCACGACTAACTGATTCTACAATCTGGTCATTATTCACAACTGCGGTTCGATTTCCAATAGTACCCACAAGCTCCGGCCCAGCTTCTCTGGCGATGAACATCTGCCCTTGGTCTACAAAGCCACCGTCTTTCATCCCCAATATAAGTTTGATAGTATCTTTAGGTACACCAAATTTGGTTAAGATGATACTAAGAATCCACTTGAAGGCGGCGATAGTGGCCAATCGGAGAATTTCGTCGTAGAGTTGTCCGAGAAACTTCAAAACGGGATTTGCCACCTCTTTGCCGAACAGTTTCTCGAAACCTATCAGATCAACCACAATGTCTCCAAATGCTTTGGAGATGTTTTCGACGGCACCCTCAATAGCGGTCAAAACGCCGTTCTCCCCGGTCATTGTTTCCTCAAAGAAAGCGGGAAGCGCCCCAAAGACCGCCTTGATTCCACCCTCTCCCTCAACCGCTTCTTTAAACTTTTCTTTCATCGTCTTCGTAAGACCCTCCGCCCCCGCGTCTATTACATTGAATATCGAATTCTTAAACCAATCGGGGGCACCTTTCCAATCTGACATAATCTCGCTAAGGCTGGTTGTGAATTTGCTCTTCAACTCGTCCAACATACCGAAATAGGAAGATTGTACCGCACGATTCGAGTCCTCGACAAACTTCTCGAACGGATCGAGTCCTTGTTCCTTCATCTGTTTCGACAGATCTTTTATCTCAGCTACTACCGCCTTTTTGCCGTCGGCAAGTCCTAGGCGATAACCCTCCATCGTGTCTTGACCATACCCTCTAAACACTGTAGATGGCGATTGAATTCCAAATACACGCTTAATTGAATTCCCGATACGGGCGAATATATTATCATAATCTTCCGTTTGAATTCCTTCATCTACGCCTTTTTTCAGACCATCCGCCAAATCTCTACCATAACCCTTGAATACTTCGGAGGGTGAGCTAATCCTAAATAGGCTTTTGATCGAATTGCTAATGCGAGTGAATATATTATCGTAATCGTTCTTCTGAATTCCACCATCTAGGCCTTTTTTCAAACCTTCTGCCAAATCTCCACCATAACCCTCGAACACTTTGGAGGGGGACTCGATCTTAAACAACTTCTTAAACCAAGTGGAAATTTTACCGAAGATTTTTTGGAACCGGTTCTCGTCGAGATTTTCCTCTACGCCTTTTTCCAACCCTTTCACAATATCAAGTCCCGCTGCCTTAGCAAAGGCCTCAGCGTCGATACCGTACTGTTCGAGTAGAGCCTTTGTTTCCTCTGTTAGAGTACCTTTGAACGAGGTTGTCACGATCCCGAACTCACTCACGTTGTAGTCGAACAGAGAGTTCATGATCGCTTTCATAGCGTCACTCGCGAACACTTCCCCTTCGATTCCTAACTTCTCCATAGATTCTTTAATTTTCTCCTCAGTCGGATTTACAATCTTGTTCTGATAATCTTGCAGGGCCTTGTCTACATATTTCGCAGGACTTCCCGCAAACAGCTTCTCCCACCACTTCAAGTTTTCCCATTCAGTTAGTGCGTTTTGTGCAACAACTGCGCTTTTGGCGATCATATCCGCTTGCATAGCCTCGAAAATAGTTCCCATCGAAGCGTTAATTTCCGCAATCTTCTTATCCCTGTCCGACTCGGCTATCGTTATGGCATTGAGAATAGTGGCTCGCAGATCCTCGTCCTCCACAGCGTCAGCCACCGCCTGTAGTTCAGCTATCAAATTATCAGTAAACAGATTAACGCTCTCCCTAGCAGCAACGGTGTCCGCATTGACTTGCTGGAAGAACGCCGTCACTGTTTTGGGGTCGCCCCAGTCTATACTGCCAATCGCTAAATTGAGGTTCTCAAAGTTCTCCTTCGCCCGTTCCATCGCCGGATCAGTGAGACTCAATTCCTGTCTTAATTTCGTCCACTCTTCAGCTTGCTCTTTAGTCCAGGTACCGCCGTCTAATATAATCTGATTCAACTCTTTAAGCCGCGCGGTCATTTCATCAACTTTGGCCTTACCTTGGTTTACCGCCTCCGATAGAGTATTTACGAACTCTGGTAGATCTACTCCCGCTTGCATGAGAGCGTCCCCAAACGAACCAGCCAAAGCCGTCATAATATTTTCTTGCGCTACGTTTAGTCTGGTTTTCAAATCCTCATTCAACGTATCCAGTAAGGCGTTGAACTTCGGAATAAACTCCGCCGTCTCTACTAACCCTCTTGACCACGCTACACCTAGATTGTCGATCTCTTTATTCGTAGAATTAATCTTCTCTGTTAAATCGTCAAAGGCTTCATGCGCGGCGTTGAATTCTTCCATACCATCCGTGATGGTATCCAAAAACGCCCTGTACCCTGTGGCAATATCGGGCAACGTGATGGTTCTGAGCTTAGCATTTATTTCTTCAACTATCGAGTCTAACTCCCCTTCGGGAATCTTCGGATCAATATTTGTCAAATTCAACACCGCGTTGGGAATAGGCGTACCGTCAATAAGTGTAAATAACTTATTTCTTACTAAATCTGACTCCCCTTCGGGAATCTTCGGATCAATATTTGTCAAATTCAACACCGCGTTGGGAATAGGTATGCCGTTAATAAGTGTGAACAGCTTGTTACGAATCTCGTTTGGGGTCGCCTCTTGGATTGACGGATTTTCAATATACAACATCAACTCGTCGAGCTTCGCAAACTTATTTATGAGTGACACGTCGGGGTCTACGGCTTTCACAGCTATATCTTGTATCGTGATTGAATCCCCACCATCGTAGAAAGCGTCCCTGACCATATCCTTCATTTTGGCTCGATTAGCGAAGTACGCGCCTGCCACAGTTAAACTTAACAGTATCGACGGAGCCAGAACCCACCCCGCGGTCCCTCCGACTAAGAATAACGAACCAGCTAATACCGCACCCGCTCCCAATATCGCCTCACTAATAGTGGAATAACTAGCCCCACCATATAGAATTTTGAAAGCGGAATCAAATACTAAATATCCACCCATGACCGTGAGCGAAAGGCCCAAACCCTGTTTTACAACTTGATTGTCACGTATAGTCGTGAGTCGATTAATAACAGTATCTAAACCCGTAATTACCGCCTCACTAATTTTCCAAACTAGGAGCGCCTCCCCGATAGATTTAGCCAACTCCCATATCTCGGGCAAATTGTCAATAAACGGTTGGAGCATGCCTTGAATCTTCTCGGTCAACTCGGCGATTCGAGTGTTCATCTCACCTATGAAGTCATAAGTGTACTTGCTTAGATCAAGTCCTAGCTCGTCGATACCCATGTTAAATCCTTCTAAGTCCGTATCAGGACTAAGAATGTTGAGTTCATCGAAGCCCATCGTCTGGCGTTTGAGCTTTTTGAGCGATTCTGTTGTACTGTCTAACCCATCTGTAGCCTCGTCTGCCTTATAACGAATCCCTTCTAAACCTGTGTAGTCGATCTCCGGTAATTCAAAGCCCATCATGGCGGCTATAGCTCTCGCCATGTTCGTGATCACTTTAGTACCAGCAATGACATAAGGAATGAACTCTATTAAGACGGGAATTAAGGCTTCACCTAACGCACGTTTGAGTTGCAGGATCTGTTGCTCCAATATACGAAGCGCGTTGGCGGGGGTCATAATTGTTCTCGCCATATCTCCTAAGAAACCCTGTATGCGAGAGGTTTCCATAATTTGAACGAATCGAAGCTGCGCTTTTTCCATTTGCGTCATGAGTTCTACGCTCTTCTCGATCCCGAGATTCATCGCTACCATTTTGAGGGTGGTTTCGGATATGTCAAAACCCCACTCCCTCATGGGTCGTGGTTGCCCTGCAATAGCACTTTCTAGTTTCTGCATGGCTGTTTCGTAGTCTACATTAAAGACGGACGCTAAGTCATAGCCCAATTGGGTAAGAGTCTTAGACATGATCGAAGCCTTTTCTTCGGCTATGCCAAAACCCCGAGCCATGTTCTGGAACGCGGCTTGGTAACGCATCCACTCGGACACGTCAATACCCATCTTCTCCTGCACCGTATAAGCGAACTCTAGTGCGCTCTCCGTCGCACCACCCATGGCTAGACGGAACAAGTGAAGGTTTTCCACGTACTCATTAGTCTTATTGAGCCAGTCGCCCATTCTACTAGCCAATCTACGCATACCCGCATACAGAAGTCCAAATCTAACAGTGGTACGACTAATACCCGTCCCCAGAACCCCATACGAACGGTTCAAAGCACGGTTGGAATTGGACAATCTATCGTTGTCCCTTATTAGACGCTGTATCTTAGCAGGGAACGCACTAAAACCCTGCGACACTTTCTGCATTTCATCAGCTAGAGGCTTCATCGCTCTAGCCACTCTCTCCATTTGATCGGCGAATACATCCATATCAGCTTTCGCCAGAGCATCCATGATCTCTGGAATCTTACGAAGCTGATTGAGTATGGAACCTAGGTTAGACTTACCGATCTCCATCAGAGGGGTAAGCGCAGACACTAGGCGAATAATATTATCCTCGAAATTAGTACTCGTGAAGGTTTCATCTAATTGTTGAGTGACCTGGGAGAATCGACTTAACTGATTTAACGTGGAACCTAGCTTACTTTGTATATTGCCGAGGGGTTCTAAACTATCCGCTAATCCTCGAACCTTTACAGCGAACTCATCGAAGCTCAAATCTTCTAATTCGCCCATGATCTTGGGAACGTCCGACAAATGCTTCAGCGTAGCCCCAAGTTGGGTTCTCACGTCAGCAAGAGGTTTTAGCGAGTTCGACAATTTCTCTGTCTGTTCTGCAAACTTATCGAATCTCGTAAACTGATTAAAATTCGTGGCGGTCTCAGTGAAGTCCTTTAGCGAGTTTATAACCCCTCCCGCTTGACTTTTGAAACCACTGAGAGGTTGTAAGGCTTTCGCTAACTTCTTCACACCCGATCCAAACTGATCGAAGTCAGCGCCATCCAACGCCTTACCTAACTGTGTAGTAGCCCTTCGTAGAGCCTCTAACGACTTAGCGAGGGCGTTTAGACCGTCCTCGACCTTCTTAGTGTCACCGCCACTAACTTCTATCTCTAACCTATCTATAGCGTCACTCATCGTCCCTCACCCCCTCGGGCAAGTCTAACTTACTAGCCCATGCTTCAAACATCGCTTTAGCTTTCAACCTATTCGCCCTAGCCCTTTCTTCCTCCTCTTGTTTAATCGCTTCTGGGGTAATCGGATAAGGTTTTTCGGGATAAGGTAAAGGTTTCGTCCCACTTTTAGCCATACTATGGAGAATAGGTGCTACACAGCATAAAGCGTCATATATATACAAACCCTGTAACCAAAGTTCTTGGTTTCGACGCTCCTTCGCTAATTCGTGAGCTTCCCTGTAATATTTAACTAAGAGGCAGTCATCGTTCCAGTATTGATCGTAGGTCATACCAATCGATAAATAGAACGGAAACTGCCTCTCGAAGATTTCGGTGTAAGAAGGGGGCGAACCTGGATCTACCAGGTCGCCTCCCACTTCACGTTTCCCTCTTCATCCTCCGGCTCGTCAAGTAGAGCCGCGATTGGTTCGTTATACATCTCTGCCAATTTAGTAATCAAATCTTGCTTGTTAGGCAAACTCTCATAAATCTTGTCAATCACATCACGCTTAACGGAACGGTGATGAGCCAAAAAAGCGCCTGCAAATAGTGTCGGGAGCAGAGTCATGGGTTTCTCGAACACTTCCGTGATTACAAACCCGTTACGCTCCATAGTCTCTACGGACTTTCTCGTAAACTCCAGCGTGTAATCTACTCCATCATAGGTGAATCGAATTTGTTTAGCCATTTACAAAGGCCCCTTTCTTTTTTTTTCACTAAGTAGTTTTTAGAGTAGGCTTCGTAGACGGGGCAATACCGATCTTGAACTCGGTCACGGCATTTACACCCGCGCCTACTACCCAAGCGGTATGTTGACCCTGCCATTCAAATTTGCCCTCGGTGCCATTGTTGCCAAACTCTAAAGAGTAATAAAGATTCTTGTTAGCGTCCTTCATAACGTTGTCGAAATCAGTTTTAGTGTAATTACAAGTAAACTCCATCATGTCCGACCCTTGAATGCCCATGATGTAAGTTTGTATCGGGTCGCTCAGAGTCGTGGTTTCGAGCATTTCGGGTGCTCCTCCGAGATCGGGAAAGTCCTTAATGTCCACTACTTTAGTCAAAGTAGCTGCGCTTGCCCCCCATTTGAGCGTTACACCTTGTGTACTAATAGCCATTTACAAAGGCCCCTTTCTTTTTTTTTTCAC